CAGCTTGACCAGCGGCATGGGCTTGGCGTCGTGCATGACGAAGCCCCACGGCCCCACGAACCAGCGGCTGGGGTGGCTGTCGGTGCACGCAATGAGCTGGGCGCGGCCGACGATGCCGCCCAGCTCGTACTGGGTGGGCAGCAGGGCCTGAAGCGCCGGGAAGTTGCGCTGCACCCACTGCAGCCCCTCGGCGTCGAACTCCAGGCCGGCGTGGATGAGCGTGTCGCCGCGGTGGCTGGTGGGCCACGTGCGGTTCTCCACCGGCTTGTGGCCGTGCACCACGAGCCAGGCCCAGGGCTGGCGGATGCTCAGGGCTTTCATGCTGGGAACTCGACGGCGTGGTTGTCAGCCATCGTTGTTCTCGTGCGCCATGCCTTCGAGCAAAGCGCCGCCGCGGGCCCGAGCCTTGCCGATCGTTTCGGCCTGCAGCTTGATGATGGAGAGGTCGGGCCGTGTTGGGTCAAGCGCGTGCAACGCGCGAGCGAACAGCTCCAAGCGCTGCCCGGGAGTGCTGACCGCCCGATCGGAGCTGGTCACCGCGTACTGGCGGTTGAAAGCGTGCAAGCTCTTGGGCCAGTCTTCGCTTCGATTCAGCACGAGGTTGCGGTAGTTCTGGAGGATGATTTCCTCGCGCTGCGGCTGCTCCTTGAGGAGCACCATCGTCGCGGAACGGACTGCGACGGTTGAAAAGACCTGACGGCGACTTCCGCACGCGTTCGTGACCTTGGCAAAGTAGTCCTCGATCAACCCGCTGGCTTCACCAACCTCAAGCAGGGTGGGGGTGGTGGCCTGTCCGCCCCCAGCCAGTAGCAGGAAGAACCTGGCCGCTTCCGTGAGAAAACGGTCCTGCCCCAGAGCATCTGCCATCGATCGCCGCTCGTGTTGGTCGATGACTTTGAACGCCGCAGGCTCTAGGCCTTCGGTGACCATGATGTCGACGGTCACGTTGGCAAGAATGATGGCGTGGAGGCGGTGCTGCAGATCGAGACCGCGCCCGTCTACAGCGAAGGCAATGCCCTGATGCGTCAACGGCCACTCGCCCCGCTGCATGCAGCGCGCGTAGAAGCGGACGCGCCCCCACCGGAGCCTGCGGTTGTCGAAGTTGGCCGCAAGCAGCGCGCGAGCTTCGGCGGGCCCTATGCGCAGCACGCGAATGGTCAGCGAATGCGGGGCAAGTTGCGGCTTGAGACCAGCCGCTTCAAGCAGCGCGTCCACCACACTGATGACGGGTCGTGACAAGTAGATCATTGGGTGTTCCTTTGTTCCGTCGAAGGCTCAGCGGTCTCGTGTTGGGGACTGCCGGCAGGGGGTGGCGAATGGGCAGTGTGTAGCTCCAGGTCGCACCTGATTCGCTCAGCCGCGTCGGCGCTCACGTAGCCTTCGATCCGCTGGCCGAACAACTCCATCGCGATGTGAACGAGCTCAGCCATCGATGCCCCCAGAGCGGTTGGCTTCGAGCAGCAGCGCGCGGCGCTCGTGCACGTCCAGGCCGCGCAGCGCGTCAAGCAGGGTGTAGCTGCTGATGGGCTGGTGGCGGATGGAGTGGGCCGCGGCCAGGGCGGTGCCTTCGTCGACGAAGGCCACGCTGTAGATGGCCTTGCCGCCGAAGAGCTTGGTGTGGGCAGGGATGACGCGCGTGGCACCGTCGCCAGCGGGCACGGTGACGTCGGGCACGTCGATGCGGACGAAGCTGTCGCCGCCGATGAGGTGGTCGCTCAGCTCGCCGGCGATGCGCTGGTGGCCGAACAGCTCGACGACCGCCCACTGGCGCGCGGGCGCCGCAGAGGGCGGGGATGTGGTGTCGTGGGGCATGGGGGGCTCCGTGGGTGGTGGTGGGGGCCTCAGAAGGGCTGGCGTGCGGCCAGGGCCGGGGGCCATGGTCAGACCCGCGCCTCGAGCTCGGTGCCCACGGTGGCGCGGAACACGGCAAGCTCTTGCCGGACGGCGGCGTCCAGCTGCGCGCGGTCGGCGTCGTCGAGCATGGCGAAGCCGTCCTGCGTCTGGTGCAGGCACAGCGCGCCGATGAAGAACACGCGGCGCAGCTCGCGCTCCTGCTCTGCGGTGCAGCCGTAGGGCAGCACCTGCTCGCGCGCGGCTTGCCACAGCTCGTGCACGGGGCGCATCACAGGCCACCCCCGGCGTGCAGGTCGAAGTCGGTGATCTTGGCGCCGTTGGCCAGCGCGGCCTTCAGCCACCGTGGCTGCAGGCCGCGGCCGGACCACGTTTCGCCGGTGGCGGCGTTGCGGTAGCGGATGTCCGGCCGCGCCGCCTGCTTCGTGCCGGGCTTGCGCTTGGCGGGCGCCGCGGGCGCCGCGGTCTGCTGGCCGTGCTGGGCGGCGCCGAGCTGGATGGTGTGGCGCACGGCAGCCTGGGCGTCTTCGAGCAGCGCGAGCGGTGGCAGATCGCAGCCCAAGAGCACGGTCTCGCCGAAGTGGTCGATCGGGTTGTCCTTGCCGCGGGGCTCTTGCGCCGCGAGCATCACCAGGGCCATGCGGTTGGCGTGCTCATCGGGCAGGCTCCACAGCCAGGCCTGCTGATCGTGAAAGCGCGAACTGCCGAAGAACCCGCGGTCTTCTGACGCGAACGGGTAGGGCACGCCAGCCAGGTAGGCGGCCTGCCCAAGGGTGAGCACGCCGTCGTCCCAGCTCATCAGCACGCACAGCATCTGCCCCAGCTTGAAAGGCGGCAGGCCTTCGGCGCCGTCTTTCTGGGTGTGCTCGCCCACGGCCGCGGCGGCCAGGACGCGGAAGCAGCGCTGCTCTTCGCGCTTGGCCACCACCTCGAGCACCTTGGTGCTCTTGGACTTGAGGCTGTACCAGCTGGGGTCGACCTTGAACTCGAGCAACGCGCGCACGTAGTCCTGGCGCGCCGTGGCATCGGCGACGCTTTCGTCGGAGGTTTCGACCAGGCCGCCCGGCGCGGCGGCCGCTGCAGGCGCTGCAGCCGGTGCTGAAGACGGTGCGGGAGCAGGCGCGGGCGGCGCCGGCCGGGCCGCCTTCTCGGCGCGCTTGTCCAGCTGCTCGCGGTGGGCCTTGATGCGGCGCAGCGCGCCTTCGACGACGTGCACGCCCACCGCCACCATGGGCGCGCTCGCGGCACTGGGGTGGTCGATGGCCAGCACCTCGCTGGTGGGCACCTTGGCCTTGTCCAGCACCTCGGCCACCTTCAGGGCGCTGTCGCCCAGGTGATGCGGCACCTGGGCGTCCAGGCTCAGCAGCGTGGGCTTGAGGGTGCGGCCGTCGGGCGTGCAGGCGTCGCGGGCTTCGTCGTCCTGCAGCACGCGGTAGCCGGTGCTGCGCAGCTCGTCGACCAGGCGCGCGCGCTGGGCGGCCTTCTTGTTGCCGAAGCACGCGGTGTCGGTGCAGGTGTCGGCCTCGGTGATGTCGCCGAAGAGCTGCGGGTTCGCGCCGGTGCGCTTGGGGCACGCGCCGCAGGCGCCGGCCGCGGGCAGCAGCGTGGCGTCGGTGGGGTCGAACGGGGCCTGCGCCAGGCGCAGCATGTAGCGCTCGCGGATGAAGGCGGCGGCGGCCTTGGGCGTCATGGGCTCGCCGCCCCAGTCGGACAGGTGCCGGGTGACGTCGGGCTGGTGCTCGGCAGGCAGCCGGGCCACCTGCAGCGCGGTCTTCAGCGTGAGCTTTTCGGCGACGAAGGCCTCCCGCGCCACCGGCACCAGGGCCAGCAGCGACAGGCGCTCGTACACGCGCGACACGCTCACCTTGCCCAGCGCGGCGATCTCTTCGACGCTGAGGGCGCCGGTGATGGCGTCGCGCATGCGGCGGTAGTGCATGGCCTCGTCGAGCGGGTGCAGGTCTTCGCGGTGCAGGTTCTCGGCCAGCTGCTGGGCCAGCACCTGGGCGTCGGTGAGCTCGCGCCGCAGGGCCGGGATGGCGCCGTCGTGCGGGTTGCGGCCGCGCTCTTGCAGCCAGCATGTGGCGGCCCAGCGGCGATGCCCGGCCACCAGCTCGAGCGGCGGCTCGCCGGGCAGGGCGTCAGGGCGCGGGCGGGCCAGCACGGGCTGCATCACGCCGTGGGCCTCGATGCTGGCGGCCAGGCTCTCGATCTCGGCCTGGGTGACGCGGCTGCGCGGGTTGGTGGGGCTGGGGCTGAGCAGGGTCAGCGGGGTGAGCTGGTACTCGGGCTGCATGGGGGTGGTTCTCAGTCGTCGATGTCGTTGGCCGCGGCGCGCTTGCGGTCGATCCAGCCGGGCTGCACCGAGCGCTTCCAGGTGCCCAGGCGCGCCTGGGACTCGCCGCTGGCCAGGCTGCCCAAGGGCAGGCGGCGTGTGCGCGCGGGCTCTGCGGTGGGCGTGGGCGGCACGGGGCCGGTGGGCAGTCGGTGCGTCTGGTGCGCGTGCACCCCGCGCCGGCTGAGGTTGCCGGCCAGACCCTTGACGCAGGTGCCCAGCGTGGGGTGCGCCAGCGCCTCGGCCAGCGTGCGCGGGTAGCCCGGGCGCCACAGCTGGCGCAGGGCCAGCTCGAGCTGCTCGGTGGTGGGCGGGGGCGCCTTGCCGCGCGCAGCCATCACAGTGCACTGCCTGCCTGCACGCCCAGGTGCAGAGCCAGCGCCACCAGGGCTGCACCGATGACGACGCCAGCCCCGATGTGCAGCACCCGGCCAAAGCGGGCGCCAGCGCGGAAGCCGGCCTCGTAGCCGTGCGTGTGGCCGTTCTTGAACGCGGCGTCTACGGCAGCGTGCAGGCGCTGCTCGTTCACCGACTGCGCGGTGTTCTTGACGGGCCGCACGAGCGCCAGGCCGCAGGTGAGCAGCTCGGTGCACTGGGCAGCCCACTCCCACAGCCACCACGCCAGCCCGGTGGCGATGCCGACGGCCAGCAGCACGTTGACGAGGCGGTTGATCCAGCGGTCGACGCGCACGATGGGCGCGCTATAGGCGCGCGCGGCCAGGCGGGCGGGTTCGACCGGGATCGTGTCGTAGAAGTCTCGGGGGATTCTCATGACCTGGGGCTCCGGTTGCGGGTGGATTGCTCGATGGCATCGATCAGGCGCATGGCCGTGCAGCGGGAGGTGAAGCTCAGCTCCCAGGCGCGCACGCGATGCGCGATCCAGCTGGCGGCCATACAGGCGGGCAGCAGCAGCAGGCCTTCGGCCAGCAGCAGGCGGGGGCGCAGGAACGCGATCAGGGCGTTCATGCGGCGGCGCAGGCGCGCTCGGCCTGGTGGATGAACGCGTCGGCAGCCATGCGCACGCGCGACTCCAGGTCGCGGGCCAGGGCCTCGGCGTGCGCGGCGCCGTTGAAAGCGGTGGGAGAGCCGGCCTTGATGGCGGCGGCGCGCTGGCGCAGGTAGCGCGCGCGGGCCGCCCACTGCAGGCACTCCTCGGGCGTGCCCCAGAGGGTGGGCGCAATGGCCGCGCTCACGGCAGCGGCCTCTTGGTCTGCGCGACAGCGTCGCGGGCCTGGCGCAGGGCGCGCTTCCAGGCCAGCTCGTCGCGGATCTCGGCCGCGCGGCGCTTGAGCGCCGCCTGGGCTTCAGCGGTAAGGAAGAAGGGGTTCGCCGGAACCCGAGGGGCAAGAGGCATGTTGCGCTCCGTCGTGATGACGGGGCGCATTGTTAGCCCGCTAAATCAGTGTGTCAAGCGTGCTAATGTCCGGCGTCGCGCTGGAACAGGCCCCAGCGCTGCCTGATACAAACCACTTCAGCGCTAGGGCCGACGCCTTCTCGGCCGGTGGATCGCCGGCCTAATCTTGGAACGTGGGGAAAGTTCGCTCTCAAGCCACGTGTTTGCCGCGCGTGTCAGTGCTTTCCAGCAGTACCAGCAGCGCCTGCTGCCAGTGCGCTGCGCCGCCATCGCGGCCCCAGCCGGCCAGGTTGGTGGCCACCGCCTCGCGCCGCGCCTCTGGCACTGTGGCCAGCACTTCGCCCATCTTCTCGAGAAGTTGCGCCGTGGTGAGGTAAGGGGCCACGCGTTCCTCGACGCGCAGCGGCTGCGCACCGGCCGCCGGTGGCGGCTTGTACTTCGGCGGCGTGCCGTCGGCCAGCCACTCGGCGCTGACGCCCGCGGCTTCGGCCAGCCGCACCGCTGCGCTGACCTTGCCGATGCTCTTGATGAGCTTCGAGCCCTTGCCCAGCCACTGCGACACGACCGACGACGACTGGCCGGAGATGCGCATCACGTCGGCGCGCTCCCAGCCGTTTTGGTCCATCACTGCCTTGAGTCGCGTCTGTAGATCATCCATGGCCGGATTTAGCTAGCTTTCGCGGTTAGAGGGCTTGCGCCGGCTCATTAGCGTGCTAACATGGCCGGATGGACAAGAAGCTGGCCATCGAACTACTGGGCGGATCGGCCGTCCGCGCCGCGGCGTTGCTGCAGGTGACGCCGTCGGCGGTGTCGCAGTGGCCCGAGAAGCTGCCGCGCCGGCTGGCGGACCGCGTGCTGGGCGCCGCAGTACGCCACGGCGTTGACGTGCGGCAGCACATGCAGGCCGCGAAGCAGCCGGATTCTGCCGAGCGGACCGACAGCCATGCGTAAGCCACCGCGTTGCGCCGCGCGCTGCAGCCGCCTTCCCGTCATCTACCGCTGAGCTGATCATGTTGTTCGCATCCATGGCCGCAGTGTGCGGCTGCAGGTCTCTCAACACCTCTCAACAAGATTGCGTGGCGTTGTGAGACCCACCCAGATCAGCCTGCCGGTCGAGGTGTCTGCCGCCGAGATCGCCCGCAAGCAGAGCCTGGGCGCCGCCATCACGCTGTGCTACGACGCCGCCGGGCTGGAGCCCAAGCAGGTGCTGGCCGCGCTGAAGATGGACAAGGCGCAGCTCAGCCGCTGGGAGAGCGGCGCAGAGGGGGTGTGCTGGCCGAAGCTGGCCGCCTTCATGGACGCCTGCGGCAACGACGCGCCCGTGCTGTGGCAGCTGCATCAGCGCGGCTATGACCTGGCCAGCCTGCGCCGCCAGGAAAGCGAACTGGAGCGCCGGCTGCGCCTGGCCGAGGAAGAGCGCGACGCGCTGAAGCGCCTGCTGCTGGGTGGCCACCCGATGGGGGCGCCCCGATGACGGCACCTTCGGTGGCCCCCGATGGCGTGCACCCCGACGAGCGCCTGGGCCAGGACGACATGGCCACGCGCCGCGAAGAGGAGTTCCGGGCGGCGGCGCTGCGCAGCCAGGCGCTGAAGGCCGCCGCAGAGAACGCCGCCCCCGGCACCTGCGCCAACTGCGGCCACCGCTGCCTGCCGCTGGCGGTGTACTGCGACCCCGACTGCCGCGCCGACCACGAGCGGCGGCTGCGCGTGCGCGCCAGGCAGGGAGGCGCGGCGCGTTGATGGCTGCAGCCACCCCCCAACCCGAGCGCGAGGCGCTGATCGAGCGCCTGGCCACCAGCATGCCGCAGGCCATGCGCGAGCGCGCGCAGTGGCTGCTGTGGAAGCTGGAAGAGATCGAGGGCCGCAAGGGCCTGCAGAAGGTGCCCTACTACGGTGACGGCGGCAAGCGCTTCGGCGACCTGGGCAGCCCGAAAGACCGCAAGCGGCTGCTGAGCCTGGACGCGGTGCTGCAGCGGTTTCGGCGCATGCCGGCGATGACGGGCGTGGGCTTCGCCTTCCTGGACGGCGACGGCCTGGTGGGCATCGACCTGGACTGGAAGACCGAGCCGGACGGCCAGCCGCTTGAGCACCACGAGGCCGTGATGCAGGCCTGCGACTCGTACACCGAGTTCAGCCCGTCCGGCAAGGGCGTGCACATCATCACCGCGGGGCACTGCGACAGCTTCAAGCACGACCCGATCGGCGTGGAGGTGTACTGCGGGGGGCGGTACTTCACGTGCACGGGCGCGCGGCTCGATTCGCGCGCCGCCGAGGTGATGCCGCTGCAGCCGGACGCGCTGGCGTACCTGCACGAGATCGTCGACACCAGCAAGCGCGCCGCCAAGGCCGAGCGCCGTGGCCCCGAGCTGGCTGCTGCTGCGCCGCCCGCGCCCACCCAGCGCGCCGTGGTGCGGCACGAGAGCCCCCGCCAGCAGGGCGACGACTTCCGCCGCGTGAACGTGGCGGCCTATGCCGACCTGGCGCGCTGGGTGCCGCGTGTGCTGCCGGCGGCCAAGGCTTGGCGCAACGGCTACCGCGTCACGAGCAAAGACCTCGGCCGCGACCTCGAGGAGGACCTGCAGCTCACGCCCGAGGGGATCATGGACTTCGGCGAAGAGCAGGGCCTGTCGCCGATCGACGTCGTCATGAAGTGGGCGCCAGGCTGCAACAAGCCGAAGGACGCGCTGCTGTGGCTGGCCTCGGCGCTGGGTGTGGAGGTGCAGGCCGCGAAGCCGCGCCTGCGGCTGGCCACCAGCGCAGGCGCGCCTGCGGCTGCGCCGTCACCATTGGACAACTCCCCGCCCCCTGACGAGCACACCGAGCCCCCGCCGCCCAAGCGCCGCGGCAAGGCTGGCCGGGCTGGCGGCGCCGACGCGCCGCCAGGGGGGGAGGGGGGCGGTGGCGTCCTGCAGCGGCTGCTGAAGAGCTTCGCGCTGGTGTACGGCACAGACCTGGTCTGGGACGGCGAACACCGCGCCACGATGCAGGTGAAGAACCTGCGGCTGCTGTTCGGCAGCCCGTTCGTGAACAGCTGGCTGGGGCACCCCGAGCGCCAGCTGCTGAAGCCCGAGCAGATCGTGTTCGAGCCCGGTGTGGACGTGCCGGAAGGCTGCGTCAACCTGTGGGGCGGGATGCCCACCAAGCCCGTGCCTTGCACCGAGGCGGATGTGGCGCCCATCCTGGAGCTGCTGCAGCACCTGACGAGCCTGTCAGGCCGCAGCGACGAAGAGGTGCAGGCCGTGTACCAGCAGGTGCTGCGCTGGTGCGCGCTGATCGTGCAGCGGCCTGGCGCGAAGATTCGCTTCGCCCTGGTGTTCCATGGCCCGCAGGGCACGGGCAAGAACCTGTTCTGGGACGCCTTCCGCCGCATCCTGGGCAAGTACGGGAAGATGGTCGGCCAGAGCGAGCTGGACGACCGCTTCAACGGCTACATGAGCGGCAAGCTGCTGCTCATCGGCAACGAGGTGGTCACCCGGCAGGAGCTGTTCCATCAGAAGAACAAGCTCAAGTGGGTGATCACCGAGGACGAGATCCCCATCCGCGGCATGCACCAGGAGGTGCGCTGGGAGAGCAACCATGCGAACGTGGTGTTCCTCTCCAACGAGCTGCAGCCGGTGGCGCTGGAGAAGGACGACCGGCGGCACCTGGTGATCTACACGCCCGCCGCCGAGAGCGCGAGCCTGTACCTGCGCGTGGCGGAGTTCCTGCGCAACGACGGCGTCGGAAAGTTCATGCACTACCTGCAGGGCGTGGACCTGGGCGACTTCAACGAGTACACGAAGCCGCTGATGACCAAGGCCAAGGAGGCGCTGGTCGAGCTGGGGCTCAAGCCGGCCGAGCGGTTCGTGAACGACTGGCTGGGCGGATACCTGGGAATCCCTGTCCACCCTTGCAGCGCCACGCAGCTGTTCACCCTGTTCCGGCGCTGGGCAGACGGCGAGAACGAGCGCTACATCGGCAACCAGGCCACGTTCACGCGCTCGGTGGAGCGGCACGTGGGCGAGACGGTCGAGCGCGACGAGCAGGGCCATCGGCTGCCTGCTGCGCTCACCTACAAGCCTGTGGCGGTGAGGATCAGCCAGGCCGAGAGGCGGACGGTGCGCTGTTGGATCCCGCGAGGCACGGCCCCGCTGAACGGCCTGACCGAGGGCGAGTGGATGTGGGCGTGCATCGAAGACTTCGAGAAGCACGTGGCCCGGTTCGGCCGCAAGGCCGTGGGCGAAGGGGAGGGAGCGTGAGCGCCCCCGCTGTTGCGCCTGTTGCGCGACTGTTGCGCCGTAAGTGCCTGTCGTTACTTGTGTTCCGCCGTTACGCGCGCACGCCCGCATGCAGCGTGCATCGCGCCGCGGTTGGGGCGCGCGCTGTCATCCCTTCCCCCTTCCTAGAGCACAGAACCCCGCGTAACAGCGAAACACAAGTAACGACAAGGGCTTACGGCGCAACAGCAAAGCAACAGGCGGAACAGGCAGCCGGGCTGGGGCTTACCCGGCCATCCTTGTGCCGTACAAGCGTCGGCCGAGGTGGCGGGTACCCCCTTTGGGTCCTCCCGGCTGCGGGCGCCGTGCGGGTAATTCGGCCCCCGTGCGCGCGCCAGTGGCTGGCTGGCGGATTTGTCAAGGAACTGCCGTTGACCGGCTCCGGCGATAGGTGGCCGCTATGACGGCGCCGTCGCAAGCCCAGCTGGCCGACGCGCTCGGCGTGGACCCCGCGCTGGTCACGCGGTACAAGCGCCGCGGCATGCCGGTCGACTCGATCGCCGGCGCCCAGGCCTGGAAGGCGGCGAACGTCCGCGCCCGCGTCGGCGGCCGGCCAGGCAAGGGCGACACCGCCCCGGCGGCCCCGACGCCCGGCTACGGCGACCACCGCGCCCGGCGCGAGGCGGCCGAGGCCGACATGGCCGAGCTCGAAGCCAAGCGCAAGGCCGCGCAGCTCATGCCCGTGGAGCCGGCCGAGCGCGCCGTGTTCGACGCCTTCCGCGAGCTGCGCGACGCCAGCTTCGCGGCCATGCGCGGCGCCGCGCCGCAGGTGCTGGGCCTGACCGATGTGCGCGAGGTGCAGCACCTGCTCGAGGACGCCCTGCGCAGCGCGTACGCCGACTTCGAGGCCCGCGTGCGCCACCGCCTGGGCGAGGTGGCCAAGCCATGAACCTGGCCGACGGCTACAACCTGCTGGCGCAGGCCGCGCTGCGCGGCGCGAAGCCCGACCCCGAGCTGCGTATCGACGAGTGGGCCGAGGCCCACATGGTCGTGCCGAAGGAAAGCGCCAAGCCCGGCAAGTACCGCATCGCGCACACCCCCATGGCGCGCCGCCTCCTGCAGGTGTTGTCGCCGCGGCACCCGGCCCGCCGCGTGGTGGCCAAGGTGGCCAGCCAGATGTTCAAGACCCAGGTGGCCCTGTGCTGGCTGGGCGCCAGCGCCCACCAGGCGCCGGCCAACATGCTGGTGCTTGAGCCCACCGACAGCCTGGCCAAGCGCCTCAGCGCGCGCATCAGCAAGATGATCCGCGACGTGCCCGAGCTGCAGGCCGTCTTCGCCCGCCCGCGCAGCCGCGACAGCCGCAACACCGTGTTCGCGAAGGACTTCGAGGGCGGCACCATGTACATCGCCACCGCCGGCAGCGCGGCCAACCTGGCCGAGATCCCGGCGCGCTACGTCTACGTCGACGAGATCGACCGCCTGGAGCGCGACGTGGACGGCGAAGGCGACCCCGTCATGCTGGCCGAGGCCCGCACCACCACCTTCGAGCACA